CCGGCTGATACGGGTCCGTGACCAGGCAGGTCGCACCCATAGCCTCCAGGGTGTCGACCTGGCCCCGAGTCGGTGATTCACGACTGTCCTCGGTGTCCGGCTTGTAGCCCCAGCCCAGCACGGCCACACGGGCCCCCGGGCCGAGATGCCCTCTTGCCTCCAAGGCCATCCTGACCGGCCGCCTGTCGTTTGCCCGCAGGGCCGAGCCGATCACCGGCGGCAGCGGACAAGCCAAGAACCACGGGTCAACCGGGATGCAGTGCCCGCCCACTCCCGGCCCGGGCCGCAGGTAGTCGACCCGAGGGTGACGGTTCGCTGCGTCGATTACCGTCCAAACGTCGATGCCGTGCGTCTCGCACAGGTCGGCGAGTTCGTTCGCCAGCGCGATGTTGACCGCGCGGAAGGTGTTCTCGGCCAGCTTGACCATCTCGGCCGCTCGCAGAGGCAGGCGGATCAGCCCACCGTGGACCATGTCCGAGTAGAGCCGGACGCACAAATCCGCGGCGGCGTCGGAGTCGACTCCGATGATGCGGGGGTTTGTGCGGATCTCTTGCAGGGTGTTCCCAGGCGCCGCGCGCTCCGGGCAATAGGCAACATGCACACCCGCCGGCAGCAGGGGAGCGACCGCCTCAGCGCAGGTCCCGGGCGCAACGGTCGACTCGACCACCACGAGGTTGCCTGCGCGCACGTGGGGCGCGATGGAACGGCACGCAGAGGCGAGCGGGCCAGGGTCCATCTGCCCGTCAATCAACGGCGTCGGCACGCAGAGGACGAACACGTCAGCCGGCGACGGCGTCAGGGCCGCCCGAAAGCCGTGACGGATCGCAATCCAGAGAGCCTCGGGCAGTCCCGGCTCCTCGAAGGGCGGCGACCCGACATTCAGCGCAGCCACGCGGGCAGGCACCAGGTCCACCCCGACCACCTCATGGTGAGCAGCGAGAAGAACCGCCTGAGGCAGCCCAACATAGCCGAGCCCGACGACACAGACGCGCATGAGACCTCCGCAATCCACGAGAGGAGGAGACCAGGCCCGGCGCCACCAGAGCGTAGCGCCGAGCCCGGTCAGTCAGGGGTGCGATCAGGAAGCGGCGACTCCAGGAGCGCCGTCCAGGGTGCCCTTGCAGAAGGCCTCGGGGCGCGAGTTCTGCAGGCCGGTCCGCATGCGGAAGAGGGCGTAGACGAATTGGTCCAGCTCGGCCGACGCGACGGTCTCGGAGAAGACGACGCTGGCCTCCATCCGGTCGCGAATCTTCGCGGCGGTGCGGAAGGCGCCAGAAGCGGCGGTCCCGTTGGTCATGCCGTAGATGCCGGCCAGCGGGATGCCCCACAGCTTCGAGAGGATGGTGGAGCTGGTCGGGTCACCGAAGAGGTAGCGACCGAAGTCATCCTTCTCCAACATCAGGTCGGCGCGGTCCTGGATGCTCATGAGGTTGGTATCGGGGGCGAGCCTCGACACCCAGATCATGGTCATCATCCGCAGGATCGAGTCGGCCCGGTTGTCGCCAGCGACGCCATCCGTGCTCTCGACGTAGTTCTGGCGGTTCGCGTGAGCCAACAAACCCGTGAAGGGGTTGGCGGCCCCGAACAGGTACTGTTGAGTTTCCTTGTCATACCCGGCCGGGATGAGCTGGTCCTCGATGTCCTGCTCGAGGCCAGGGATGTCCTCGATGGACGTGCGAGGGATGGGGATGTGGGCCAGGATGGCATGCACCGGCTCGACGATGATGTCACTGGTGATGCTGGACTGCTGAGAACTCGCCGGCGAAGCCGGGTCGATGGTCGCGGCCACGGCGACGGCCGCGTTGACGAAACCGGTCTGCCGCAGGTAGGTGATGCTGTTGCCCTCGGTCAGAGGGACAACGGTCATGAAGTTGCGCAGGTGCTGCTGCGTGGTCGGCCAGGGGACGGAGTCGGCGCGCTCGGACACGAGCACGTCAGCCTCTCGGATGTCGTCGTAGCCGGCAGCCTGGGTGCGGCCCAGGTTGGGCAGCGAGAAGGCCAGGGCGGGGCGATGCCCGTCGGGAGCAGCGGCCCACGCACGGAAGGCGTCAGACTGCAGCATCCCACGAATCTGCCCGCGCAGGCTCTGGCGGACGGCGGTCTTCTCAGAGGTCCGCTCGGCGCCGAAGGGGCGGTCGATGCTCTCGATCTGCTTGCGGAAGTTGGGATCTTCGCGCGGGTCGATCACCTTGTGGCCCTGGGCGGACTGCGTCTGCAGCGCCTTCTGCACGGCGGCTTCGATTGCTCCCTGAGTCGCGCGGACCTTGTCGTCCGCCGCAGCGATCTGCTTGGAGGGGCTCTTATCTTTCATCTTGCTGCTCCTTCTGCCGGTTCCCGCCCGGCGGTGGGGTGTTACTCCGCCACGGGGGCGGGAATTGAAGAAGCCCCAGCGATGCCGGGGCTCCGTGTGAGCTGTATGTAAGCTAGGGTCAGGGGGTCATGGCGCGGCGGACAGCCTCGTCCACCAGGGCCTGCAGTTCCGCGTCGGCCATTTCCTCGTCGGACTCCTCGTCCTCCTCGTCCTCAGCCTCTTCGGTCACGGGCTCTTCGGCCGGCTCTTCCTCGGGCATCGGCATCGCGGCGGCAGCGACCACGCACACGCCGGCGGCAGAAGTCGCGGCGGCGGACACGGAGCACCACATGCCAGAGGCAGACTCCTCTGCCCCCATGCACCCGTCGGCAGCAGACTGCGCCACCGCCAGGGCCTGCTTGGCCGCCTCGGCATGCGGGCCGGCGGCGCTGTTCTTCGCGGCGATGCCGTCACAGGTGGCAACGGCCACGCCAGCAGCGGTCACACCCGCGGAACAGGCCGCGAGTGCAGCCTCTTGCGCCGGACTACCAGGAGGGGCAGGCTCCAGGGCCTGGACCTTTTTCGCCAGGCTCTGCACCGTGGCGCTCAGTTCCTCGATCTTCATGGCTTCCTCCTCGGCTTTTGAAATCTTGCTTGCCACCGCCCACGTGCGAGGGATCACGAGCTCGCTCGCCCCACTACGCTCCCACGCCAGGCGGGCAAAGTCTGGGCTGCAAGCGCCGTCGCGAACAGCCTGTGTGACCGACTTGCGGTCGGCCCCAGTCAGGACCTGGGAAATCTCCATCAGTTCGGAAGTGACGTTGACGGCCCAGACCGCGCCGGACTCCAGGGCTTGGCGCGCGTGGTCAGGGAGGGTCTCGAGCACGGTCGAATCATCCCAGCACCCGACGATGCTGGTCGGCAGGAACCCGATGCTGTAGCCCCGCAGGTAGCCCCCGGCCACGAGGTTCCAGGCCTGCATCGCCTTCGGGTTCTCGCGCGCCGCATAGTGGGCGGACCCGCTCAGGACGCCATCCGCCACCACGAGCGGCGACACGTTTCCGAGGACGTCCTCGGGCTCCGGCTTGCCCAGCCACGAGTGACTCCACTGCAGCACCGGGTTGAGCAGGAACGCGCTCAGGTCCATCCCGGCGAGGAGGTTCATCTCCCCGTTGCGGTTCGGGTCCTCGGTGCAGAACACGCCGGTTACGGTGTAGTTCTCGGCGTCGACCGACTGCACGTCGAGCGCCACCGCCTGCACGACGGGCTTGCCGCCGCGCCCATGCTTCTGTGTCCTCGTCGCCATCAGTGTCGCCTCCCGTTTCCGTTGCTGCCCACGAATTCCAGGGCCTGCTTGGCGCCCGGCCCGCCCGTGCCACGCACGCCACGGGACTGCTCCTCGGCCTCGGTCTGCACGATGTTGAGCGGAACATACAGCCGATTGCCTTGCGCATCAGGGAGCGGGGCCATGTTGTGCGACTCGCGCCACTCGTTCACCGTCACGGCGCCACGGACCAACCCGTCGGTCATGAATCGGTGCTGGGCGTCCGCGCTCTCCTGCACAGGGTTCGCAGCGCACAGGCGCAAAGAGGGGTCACCGTAGAGCGGGACGATGAACAGGTTCGCCATCGATTCCAGCCGGGTCAGTCTCGGCGCCACGTTCTGGCGCTGGTGGAAGTTCAGCGCCGCGTCGGCTTGCGCTCGGTTGCTGTCCTCGCCGATGCCCAGGATGTCGCCGGGCACAGTCCACGCCTGGCGCTGGGTGTCACGGAGCAGGCGCTGGGACTCGTCATAGCCGAGTTCACTCGGCGCTGCCCCCAGGTCTTGGACCTTCGTTTCGCCCCCCACGAACAGGTCACGGTGCGCGTTGTCCACGCCGACATGGTGTTTCTCATAGTGCGCTTCAAGTTCACGCGCCGAATCCTGAGTCAGACCAAGGACAGAAATCACCTTGCCGATTCTGGTGCCCTGCCGGAACAGGTTGAGCAGCCAGCGCCGGATTGCCTCGTCGAGAGTTACCTCGCTGCTGATGGACTCGGCAGTCCCGATGCCGCCACGGTAAGGGGACAGCGGGTCAATCTGTCGATACAGGATCATGTCCTGCGGTCGGCACTCGCGCGTAACCAGACGCTCCCCGTTGTCAATCCTGAACTGCCAGTGAGGGTGTGACCTGGTCGGCGCCCGGAGGATGTCCTGGGGCCGAATCGGCATCAGATACTTCGGCCGGATGCCGAACCCGTCCGGAGTTCGCCGCACGTCTTCCGAGTCGCGGACGATCCAAATGGGCGCGACTCCGCACATCTCGACGTAGACCGTCAGCAGCTCGATGAACTCGCTGCCGGTCATGTCCGGATTCGGACGCCGCCACAAGTCGAGCAGGGGATGCTCCCGGACGATGTCCAGGTTCGGCGTCCCGTCAGGGCGACGGCCAACCTCACGCTTCAGGATCCAGGCCGGCGCGGCCACGTCCTGCGCGATTCGACTGACAGGGCCCCGAACTCGGCTGTTCCGGTTGTAGACGTTCAGCCAGGCGCCGGCGTCACGGCGAGACGACCAGGACGTCGAGCCAGCAGACAGGTCGCCGGCGAAGACGATGCCCGGGAGCGAGGGCGCCGCCTGGACGCGAGAACCCCACACGGGCGCCCGCAGCGTCCTCCAGGCCCTGGCCATCATCTCCCTGAGAACCATATCACCTCCACGGTCTTGGGCTTGAACATCAGGGCGGCGAACATGTCCGCCACGTCGGGCGAGGAGCCCATCTGCTCCTCGCCCCGCCTCTTGCGCAGGTTCTTTTTTGACTCGACCCAGAACCGACGGTATTCGTCGAATCCGCACTTGCGAGCGTTGAGCTGAGCCGTCAACTGCTCTTTAGTCAGCCCGACGGCGGCCAGTTCATCGAGAGTCGGTAGCCCGATTCTGTTCTCGCGCTCAGTCGCTGGGTTCATCCCGTCACGCAAGCGCCCGTATAGCTCCGAGAGGGTGCCGACGAACTCGGTAATCGCGTCCGGCTTCGCTCGCCAGTCGAGTTCGGCCAACTGGCATCCGCCCCAGGTCTCCGGCGTCCGCAGTTCCAGGAGCCGGTCCTTCGCGCCAGCGCCAACCGCGTTGATGTCAACCGCCAGGCTGCTGGGCTTGATTGGCTGCTCGGCGACCCAGCGGTCCACGTAGCGCGCGACGGCCATCAGATAAAGCGGGTCGGTCTCGTTCCAGTAGCGCACGATGCGCAGACGCTGCCGGGCCAGGTAGCCCAAAGCGTTCTTGTCGGCACCCGAGCGACTCACGTCCAGCGCCGCCTTCTTCGGCGCGCACTCGACCGCGCGCACATCCGGGGGCAGGGCCGCTTCCTCCGCCGCCAGCTCCTCGCCAAACCGGAAGGCCTCCTCGATCCACTCGATGGGCAGGCACTTCTCATCAGCGTCCGTCGGGAACCGGCCCTCAACCCTGGTGCGGTAGAGGTAGGACGCCTCGCCCCACTTGCGCTTCTTGTCGTCGATCCACTCCTGCGTCACCAGCTTCGGCCAGCGGCTCTTGCCGTCCAGGTTCGGCGAGTCGGTCGCCGCTATGTGAACCGTCGCAATCCCCTTGTTGCCGATCAGCTCATGGTGCGCCCGGAAGAAGTAGTTCTTCCGGTGGCTCGGGTTGCCGATGGTCAGGAGCTTACAACCCGGGTTCGTCATCCACCCGTCGATAGCAGACCAAATTCCATCGTCCACACCGCCGGCCTCGTCAACTATGACAAGCAGGTTGTCGATATGCCGACCCTGCGCTTTTTCCGGGTCGTTCGTGGCGAACCCGCGCCCAAACCAGTCGGGGCGGCCGGCAACCACGATGCCGGGGCGAGGCGTCTTGACGATGCGGCCTGGCAACTTACGGGTCGCGTTCATTCGGTTCGTCTCGATTGCCTGCTCCCAGAGCAGTTCCTGGACCTGGCGGAACGTCGGGGCAGTCGTGTAAAACGGAAACCCGCAGGCGCTGAAATGCCACTCGGCAACCCCGCCGGCGAAGAGCGTCTTGCCGACGCCGTGACACGCGGCCACGTGCGCTTCTTTGTTCGTCCTCAGCTTCTCCAGGATCTCGATCTGCTTGCTCCACAGCTCGATGCCGAGGATGTCCTGGAAGAACTGGACAGGCCTGTCCGCATACTCGGACAGGGCCTGGGCCGGAGCAGCCTCCGACTGGACGAGCTTCAGCCGGCCTCGATGCGTGCCCGTGTGCCGCGAGCGAGACACGACAGCGGCCAGGCCAAAGGGCGAGGAGTTGATCGGTGCAACCGACCTCGCCATGAACATGCCGAATCACTCCCATCATGTCCTCGCAGCCATGCGGACCTCTTTCATCGACTCAAAACGCGTCAGGGCCCGTTCCAGGGCAGCAGCCTGTTGCGGCCCGAACTCCTCGGCCAGGCACTTGAACAGGTCGTCTTGCAGGCGGGCCCAACCGCGCAGGAACTCTTCGGCTTTCGCTCGCCCGTAGAACGGGTGGTGAGCCTTCAGGAACCCCTCGGTCGCGATGGCGTTTCCCTTGCCGACTCGGCCGCAGCGGAGGAGCTGGTGTTCAATCTCAGCGAGGCAGACCCACTGAGCCCTCTGCACCTGCTCCAGATACTTCTTGCCGCGCAACCACTTGGAGACCATGTCCCAGTCGAGGCCGGCCTTCTCGGCTGCCAGTTCTAGGACGTACCACTTGCGAACCGCGGCGAGGAAGGCGTCTTGAGGGTCGAGGTTCTCGTCCGGCTCGGGCTCGGATTCCGATCCGAGGCCAGCAGCCAGTGGGTCCCGATCAGCCGCCATCGCGGCGTCGACGCAGCGCCGAACTATTTCGCCCTCGTTCGTGTACTCGGCTCGAGCACGCTCGCGCAGCCAGGAACGGCGCACGTCTGTCAACATGTCGACCGACACGCGGTCGCGGCGCTCGCCTGCCATGATGTCATCCAGTCTGCCAAATGTCGGCCAAAGGAATGTCGCGACGAACCCAGGTTCCACCGGCGTCGGCTGAGGCCTGGCGGACTGTCAGCCACTCCCTCTAGGGGCTTTTAGGCCCTTTCGTCAAAATGAACTTTTGATACCTCCCAACAGGGCGCGCACCCGGCGCGAATGGGACTCCAACCTGCCCCCGCCCCCTGCCCTTCGCAGGTCGTCATTGGTCGTCATGCTGCGGGAGAAGCGCTGGT